CTACCATCTGCGTTTCCAAACCGGCCACGCCTTTACCGTGGCAAAAGACGGCGCTCTTTCCGAGATCCCCGACAAATTCGAAATCATCCTTGAAGACGATCAGGAGCCATACGCTCGCGGCCATTACACCCTTTCCCCCTCGGCCTTGTATGTCTCCCGTGACGGGCGGCTTGAAGTGTCGCCCCGACTGGTTCCGGTTCAGGCTGCTCCCAAGGGCTGAGGGGGAATCCCATGAGCCAAGGCTTAACCATTGATCAAATGCAACAAGTTCACCATGTCGCATGTATGGCGGTTCTCGCCATGTTTGCGCGTGGCGTTGCATCCTCTGAGTTCGCATCCTCGCCCGAAGTGGGCGCGATTCGGATTACTGTCTCACGCGCTGACGGCTCCGAACACGGGGTCGATGTGGAAATGGTCAACGCTGACGGCTTCCCATTAGGGGGGCTTTCGCTGTGACAGTAAACGCGCAAGAGCGTACAGCCTTGGGGAGCGCGGCTTGCCGCGCCCCCTTGGCTGGCAGCGAAGGCGCGGGGCTTGTCTCATCTAAAACAAATCGTAAAACGATTAGTTTCTCTAAACCCGAAGTAGCGGAACGCCGGGTTAAACGTCTTAAAAAGTCCGTATGGGCATCCGGTCATCTTCATGGCATAGCTGACCATGGAAAACGCCCCCCTGTGGTCTGGTTCGTTACCCTCACTTACAAGGGTGTCAGGGATTGGTCTGCACAGCACATTGCCAAGGCCATTCTGGGCTTCCGCAACTGGTGTAACGCTAGGGGCTACCCCTGCCGTTACACGTGGGTTGCCGAGCTTCAATCACGCGGCGCTGTCCATTACCACATGCTGGCATGGCTCCCAGTTGGCGTCCGGATGCCCATGTGGGACAAACCCACCCGAACCCCAGTCCGTGGCAAGACGGTCGCCCCATGGTGGCCCTACGGAATGACCAACACCCAGAAGGCCAAGGCCGGGGTTGGCTACCTCATGAAGTACCTCTCCAAGCTCGGAGAGTTAACAATTTTCCCGAAAGGACTTCGGCTCTATGGAATCGGCGGTCTCACTACAGAAGGGCGCAACACGCGCTCATGGTTCAACCTCCCCGAATGGGTCAAACGCTCCTACGGTGTCGGAGAAATCGGACGACTCGCGGCTGGTTTTGTGGTGCGTGTTACGGGGGAAATTCTCGAACCCGCATACAAGGTGCTCCGGATGCCCGGAGGCATTCAACTGCTCCCCCTTCGAGAACTACCAGCGCGATTTCATGACGGCGCGTATAGCCGCGTGAGCTTTACCTGAAAGGAAAAACCATGGCCCAGTTTTATTGCATGACCTGCCAATACGAGGCTCACCTTGTGGAATTCCGCATCGGCACTGTCGAGGCTTACACCGACGATGGGGAGGAATACCGCGAAGACGAACTCGAATGCCCTCGCTGCGAGTCCGAAGACGTTGTCGAGTTGTAGTGATTGCCCTGCCTGCCTCACGTGTGGGGCATGTGGATGCAATAACGCATCGTTTCTCTTAACTTAACTTTGAAAGGTTCATCATGAACAAACTGCAATCTTTGGCCCGTGTGGCTGGTGTTTCCCTCGCTGGTTTCGGCGCTCTGGTGCTGTCCACTGGCGCTCAAGCTGCCATCGACGTTACTGCCGCTACCACTGGCATCACTGACGCGCAAACCGCTGTCCTGGCTGTTCTGGCTGCAATGATTACCATGGCCGCTGCAATCTTCGGCGTGAAAAAGGTCCTGCGTCTGTTGGGCCGCTAAACCGTCCGGTTTCTCATGCCCTCTGCCCCAAGCGGGGGCATTTGAAACCATCGGGAAAAATCATGGCAAATCACATTTACTGGCGAGTGCACATTACGGCCACGGGCACCCTGGATGAATACTTTACGTCTGCTGCCGAAGTGGTGTTTTCTGGTGCGACTGGCCCAGTCTCTACGGCTGGTGGCACGGCGTTTGCCAGTTCTACTGAGGGTGTAGGAATCCGCGAGCCGTACATGGCGTTTGATGCTGACGTGTTAACGCTGTGGTCTACGGGTGGTGGTGCGCCTGGGCCTGCGTTTATCGGCTATCAGTTTCCAAGCGCCGTAGATGTGACTGGCGTGTCTCTTACGTCCGGCGACAGCACTAACCGTGCGGCGCGTATGCCATCCGCGTTTGACCTCCAGTATTCAGACGATGGTTCTACATGGACAACGCTTCAAAGTTTCACCGGCATAACCGGGTGGACTCCATCGGGTTCTAACGCCTTCTCGGTCACTCCGACCACTTCCACACCACCAGGAGACGCCGTGGTTAATTGTTCTGTCGCTAATTGCTCCGTGACCATTCAGGTCGTACCTGCGCCCACCGTTAACACCGATGTGTTGCAAGCGCAAACGATCATCTTCGGCGCTGCCCTTGCTGCCGGTGCTGTGATTTGGGGTGTTCGTCGCATCCTTGGCCTGTTCAACACCTACCCGGAGCATTGATATGTTTGCCCCTGTGGAAATGCAATATGGCCTCACGCTGGTCCTTCTTTTGTGGTTGATGTTCCGATGATCACGAAACGCGGTTATTTCATCCTGGCGCTGGTGTTTGCGTTCGGCCTCGGTGCGAGGTTTGCGGAAGCCGCTACGCGTCCGGCCTTTCAAAATGTCCCATTCAAGACAACTGGAAGCACTGCACAAATTGGCGCTCCCGGTTCCTCAGTCTCAGCCTTTCCTGGCGTTGGTAACGTCACGCCTGTGTCGGGTTCCGGCTGGTATACGGCGGGCAATTACGGCGTAGCCCCTCCAGCTACTGGCCCAACGATGTACATGGGCGTCACGGGTGATGTAGCTTTCTCAGGCGTTAAGTACCCTTGGCAAGCTGGCTACAGTGTTCCTAAGTCTGCGCTGGTTTCTGCTGCCGGTGCGCTCCTGTCTGCTGCTGGTGGTCCTTACACTGCGGCCGCTTTATTCGCCGCCCCGTTCCTTCTTGATTGGCTCACGAAAGCCGGTGGGCGTGTCGCTCCTGATGGTGTGGGAATTGAGCGAACAGATCCAACCTTATGCACTGTTGCCCCTTGTTATGAATATCGTTCGTCTTACGACAACGGTTCAAATAACACGCCTTGGTATCCAACTTATAAGCAAGCTTGTGATTTTGTTGCCCTTATCTACAACAATCGGCAATCACCCGCATGGCAGGCTCAAAGCTCTATGATCTGCACTCTCACCGGCCCGTTGTCTGGTCAGATTGACGTTATCGGCGCTTCTGCTCAGATTGGTTACGCGGGTACCGCTGGTTCAACTCGTGGCGCCGTTCCGTCCACTGCCCAATATCTTCCTTCGTCCATGGATGACATTGCGCCCTACATGGCGCAAAGCGATGTGAACCCGGATGGCCGCGTGATTCAGGAATTGCTCGACAAAGGGGCGGATATTCCAATGCCTTCACCTACTGTCACGGGGCCGTCATCCGTCACGGGACCGTCTACGACAGTTGTGAACCCTGATGGCTCTAAAACGGTCACCTCTACAACGTACAACTTCAACACGAGCGGCAACACCATAACCAATACGTCGAACGTGACGACTAACACGACCTATAACAGTTCCAACGTTGTCACGGGTACAACGACCACAACGACTACGCCAACGGCTACCGAAGACCCCGTGGACCAATGCGCGAAGTATCCAGACTCCGCTGGCTGCTCTAAGCTCGGTGAGGCTCCAGTTTCTGACCAGCTTGCAAAAAAGGAACATGCTGTTAACGTGGTGGCTCAAACCTTCGCCGCTGGTGGCTCCTGCCCGGCTCCAATCGCGTTCAATGCGTTTGGTCACAGTTACGCCATCAGCTACACTCCCGCGTGTGATCTGGCCCTGCTCCTGCGTCCTCTCGTCCTGCTGCTGGCCGGTGTCCTGGCTGCATTCACCCTCACCAACTCCTTCAAGGTGTAACGATGACCTGGGCCACGCTCCTAATGTCGCTTGTCGGGCCTATGGCCCTGCGAGTTCTTACAACCATCGGCCTAGGTACCATCACCTTTACGGGTGTCACCATCGCCCTCCAGCAATTGATTGATTTTGCAGTCACTAACTACGGCGGCATGTCCTCCGACATTCTCGCGCTTGCCGGTATCGCTGGCGTTCCTCAAGGGCTGGGCATCGTCGTCGGCGCAATGACCGCCCGCGTTGGTATGTGGGTCG